AAGGCATATGGTTGCTGATTCAACTGATTCATCTGCAGGAACTTTTCGTAATATCATGCTCGGTGCTCAGGCTGCTGTAATGGCATGGGGTGGAGCTGGTGATAGTAAGGGAACAACTATGGCTTTTCATCCGTATACTGCTGATGCAGATCGCTTCATGAATGTTAGAGGTGGTGGTATCTGGGGTATCGAAAAAACTAAGTTCAACAGTAGAGACTATGGTATTATTGTAGGTTCTACTTGGGGACAGAAACTGGACGACTAAGGAGGAAATAGCATGGCAGATCTTTATACAAACAAGTTCTCTGATAATTTTAGAACTTTCAAAAGTAAGGTAATGACTTATGCAACACTTACTGATGCAGGAACTTTGTATAACATTGTCAGAATACCAAGGTTCGCACTTGTAACTAATGTTCATCTTGTGGTTAATACAGCGTTTAATGGTACTACTCCCACAATGACAATAGGTTGGGCGACAGCAAGTGAGTCACTAGTTGATGCATTTCTTACAAATGTTGAAGCAGAGATTGATGAGGCTGGGTACAAAGTACCATTAGCCGGAACCAATGTTAATGCAGGTGGTAAGTACTTTGCTGATAGTTCTGGTAGGATTACGGTAACTATTGACCCAGATACATCAACAGCAGGTGAAATGATTGTATTTGGTACATACTCAGTAATTGTTTAATTTAACTTAATTTTAAAATGAAGGAGATTTATAAATGGCTATTCTCGACTTAAGAAGAACAGACCAAAGAACAAATATCAGAATTAATCCTCTTTGGGTAACCTCAGCAGCCTTTGGATTTGAAGCTGGCGAGGGTGATGAAGCAGTACTCTTTTCTTTTCCAGTTGCTGGTGAAGATTACTTCATACATAATGTAATGATTGAAATATCTACATTATTTGCTGGTGGTACACCATCTATGACTATCGGTGAAGGTACTTTAGCAACTGATGTTATTACAACTGGCGGTTCTGTAGATAGTGGTGATGCTGATGAGTATTTTGCATCTACTGATGTTACTGAAGCTACAGCTGCGTATTACATGCCTACTTCAACACTTACTGAGGGGACACCAAATACTCAGACTGGTACAGACTTTGCAATGGCTAGAACTATTTATGGTGGTAAGGTTATTCAGGGTGCTGCTACTGCATGTCCTTGTATTTACGCTGTTGTTGCAGATACTACATTGACTGCAGGTGTTGCTCGCTTGCATGTACTGATGTCTAAACTCCAGTCTTAGGAAGGTAAACTTATGGATTTAGCAACTCTAAAAGAAGAAGTTATGATTAAACTTCAGGACCCAGACCCTGAACTTATTGACAGGCTGGTTGGCTTTATCAATGAAGCTGTTAATAATGCTGTTGAAGAAGTTGAACCTCCATCATTTAAAGTTTATGGTGCTATAACTACTGCAAGTAATCAGTTAGCTTTTACTGGTGGAGATGTTGCTGCTATTTCTATAGGTGATACTATTACTGGTGGAACATCGGAAGCCACTGGATTAGTTACTAGTGTAACTGTTACAGGTGCTTGGGATGGTAATGCTGTTGGAAATCTTGGAGTCACCACACAAGTTGGAACGTTCGAAAGTGAGACAATCACCAATGGAACTGGTACAGCCTCTATTGCTGGTGACTCCACAGCAGCATTAAATTATACAAGTATGCCAAGTAATTTCTCTGGTAAATTATTGTACATAGGTAATGATGATAGAGAAATTAACTTAGTAGAATTTGAAGAGCTTGTTGATAAGTACCCTGATATGGATACTGTTGGCAATGTCACAGATGTAGCGGTGGAAGGAAGTGTTGTGTATTATCAAGGTATACCTTCTACTGTTGAAACATTGGCTATTCTTTATAGAAGAAATCCTGTAGAGATGTCAGACTCTGATGATGAACCTGACGGTATACCAGAAATGTTACACAGAAATATAATTGTATCTGGCGCTGCTATGAAAATATGGAGTATTATCGAAGATGGAATTGAAGGTCAGAAGATAAATACTGCTGTTGAACAACAGTTCTATGATGAAGGTATGGCTCGTTTTCATGGCTTCATATCTAAACGTAGGTCAAACAGATGTAAAAGTTCGTGGAGGAATTAATGCCTAAACTTGATATAAATGGTTTTACAGGTATGGATAATGTATCTGGGGGACTTATTAATGAAGGTGTTTTAGTTCCACACTTTGTTATGAATGCTCTTCCTTATAGTAATTTAAGATTACGAAGAAGGGAAGGTTCTTCTAATGAAATAGTTTTAGCAAATGCACATAGTATGTGGAATGGTTCAGTTACACTTTGTGTTGCTGACGATGTTCTTTATCAATTAAATCTTACTGACAGTACCAAGACTTCTCTTGGGTCAGTTGAAGGTGGTAAATCCAAGATGTATTATGTAGAGATAGGAGACGTTATCTATCTATCAAATAAGTCATGGTGTAGTGCTCTTGAGAATTCCACCTTACGGACATGGGGTCAGAGTGTAATTGATGAAGAAGCTAAAACTTGGGTTAAGCATAATAATGGTAGTGAGTTCTTTGAAAAGGATGGACAAGAACCTGGATTTCTCCTAAGACAAAGTGAATTCTATCATGAAGCTAAACCCATGAAGTATATAGTAGAAGCCTTTGGGAGAATATGGGGAGCTATAGGAAACATACTTGTTTATAGTGACCCATCATCTCCTGAATGGTTTCAGAATGATGTTAATAGTTTTGAATTCAATACTGAAATAAAGATGATAGCACGAGGTGCTTCAGAATTATATATAGGTTTTGATAACAGGACTATAATTCTAACAGGTGGTTCAGCATATGATTCGGCAATCACACCAGATAAGATGGATAAAAGGTGGTTTGATTATGGAGTTGTTGAGAACACACTACAATACAGTGATTTTGGTGATGACTTAGGAACTAACACACCAACTTGGTTATCTCCATCAGGTGTTATGGTTGGAGTGGGCGCGTCGATTAACGACATTTCTGGTGGGAAATTAAGGTATGATGTTGATTCACCAGTAGGCTCAGGTTACTATATGTATAAGGGAGAACCTCTTTACATAGCTACAATGTTACATAAAGAAACTAGGGTTGTGGCTGATGAAGCAACTCATAATTGGATAACTAAACATATTTAAGGAGATTTAAATGGCTGATACAATACAAATTCCTGATGTTGGACTGCTGGCATTTGCAGATCTTTGTGTTAAAGATACCCCAGGTAATCTTTACATAAACTTATATACAACAGATATAACAGCGAATGTAACAGATGTAGTAGGTACTTTTACTGTAATGGATACTGATGATAATACAACTTATGCACAAAAAACATTATCTGCAGCATCATGGGTCACAGCTATTCTTTCTACTGTACAAGGTGTAACTACTTATGCAGCACAGACATGGGATAATTTTACTAGTATGGGTACATCTACAAACGTATGGGGATATATAGTAACTAATGGAACTGGTGGCACTGGTGATTTAATGTGGGCTTGTTATTTTGAAGCAGCTAGACCAATTCAGTATTCTACTGAATCAATTACTATAACCCCAACATTTAAGTTCGGTAGAACATAGGAAGGAATTATTATGGCTGGAGTAAGTAATTATTATTTAGATGAAATATTAAATTCTATTTTAAGGGGTGCAACTTTACCTAGACCAGCTGTATCTTTTTGGGTTGCCCTTTGTGATACAGTTCCAACAGCTGCTAGTACTGGTACTACTATATCTGAAGTTATATATGGTGATTATACAAGAATAGCATTAAATATGACTACTGGATTTGTAGAAGCTACAGATGGAACTGCAGATAATGCTGTTGCAGTAACTTTTCCATTAGCAGTTTCTCCTGCAGATGATGCAACCCATTGGGCTATATGTGATGCAGCTACACTTGGTAATTTATACTTTTGGGGAGCAATAACTAGTTCACCAGTAACAATCGCAATAGGCGATGTACCTATAATACAGATAGGTGCTTTAGATATAACACTGGCATAGGAGTTTAATAATGGCTGTATATACTGAAAATTTTACTGGGACTGATGGAACCATTCCTTCTGGTTGGGCAAAAAGAATAACTGATAATGCTATAGGTGAAGCTACTATAGAAATTCAATCAAATATTCTTGAGATAGAGTGGCCTTCTGGTACAGATAAGGATGGGTATGCTGGATTATATTCAACTCTATATACATTATCTGGTAATTTTGACGTTCGAGTAGAATACAGTAACTTTGTTCGAACAGATGGATATATTAGACAATATCTAGCATTGAACTATAGTGGTGGTGTAATATATACTGGTAGATATGAATCAGCTGCTGAGAATGAATATTATGGTGTGTCTACTGGACAAACAACATTAAAGGCTGTTACAACTGATACTAGTGGTAAATTTAGAGTTGTAAGAGTAGGTACAACAGCTACTTTTTATTACTGGGATGGTGCAAGTTCTTGGACTTCTATGGGAAGTCTTACATGTAGTACTGATGCAGTTGAAATAGAACTTATTGCATATCATAGTAGTGCAGTAAATACAGCTCTTATACAAAGATTTGATGTCTTTAGTATAGAGACAGGTGCAGATCATGATGTAGCAGGAACAAGTTCTATAGATTTTACAATGGGAGATGCTGCAATATTATTAGGAAATGCTAATGAAATTGCCGGTACAAGCTCTTTAGCTTTTACTATGGGGTCAGTTGTTTTAGGTATTGCAGTTGAGTTATTGTGTAGTACTTCTTTAGAATTTACTAATACGGCAGAATTAATTCTTTCAAATAATTATACTTTAATAGGAGATGTTGAAGGTTATTGTGAGATAGATGTTAATTTAGTTTATACTAATAGTTTACTCAGTACAGTATTATCTGCTGGTGATGTAAGTGATAGTTTTGCTGGGGCCCAGTATGTTATCCCTACAATAGATACTGTTGGAGCAGGTGAGATTCCTTTTGCTATAACAATAGCATATTTTCCAGAAGATATTGTTTTAGGTTATGGAGATGTAGACATACCAATTACAATAGTTTATTCTTCTCTAGCTGTTATAGAAGGTGAAGGTGAGTTAACTGATACTCTTACATATGGTCTTAATCTACTTGATGAAGTAATAAGTGCAGGTATTTTTGAAGATATACTTTCAATTGCTTGGTACCCAGAAGATATAGTAGAAGGATATGGAGAATTATTAAGTGATGCACAAGTTAGCTTTGTTATCAATGGAATAGCTGAAGGTTATGGTGAGGGTGCTGATGTAATAACTCATGTATATGTAGTAGGTGGTTCAGTTGAAATAGAACTTGAAATAGTTGCACCAGTTATTAGTAGTGCAGATAATACTACAACATTCTCAGTTGTTGTTTATGGTAAGCAACCACAACCTGTTATGTTTACAAAATTTGATTTTAATTCCTTTATAGAAATTGGAGGTAAAGTTTATGGAGCTAACGATAGTGGTATTAGTATTCTTGGTGGTGATACTGATGAACTGGATACAGTTAGATCAGCGATACGGTTCAATAAAAGTGTATTGGGCTCCTCCAACACCCGTAAAAGAGTTCGTAGCATTCATCTTGGACCATACAATAAGAAAGCTTCTGTCAAAGGTATTACAGAAAAAAGAGAACTTGAAGTAATTGCTGATAGAACAGGTAAGGCTATAATAGGTAGATATGTTTATGGTAGAGATTATGCTTTAGAAGTGAAGGACTTTGAAGAACTTGAACACATAGATCTATATGTAACGGAGACAAACTAATGGCTTATGAACTTCCAGATTTACCTGAGATTCCAACGTTGATAAGTACTACTGTACCAACACCTTTAAGTATAACAGAGATAACTATACCTACTAGGATGGCAGCTTTTACTAATACTATATCAAGTGATAAAACAAATACTAAATTAAATAATTGGGTATATACAAGATATGGTAATGCAATTCAAAGTCTAATTGATAGTCAAATAGAAACATTACTTACTGATGATGGTGATGAAGAATTTGATACTAAGATTGGTATATTAAAGGAGACTATATTATATGAGGCTAAGCAACAGAATGAATTGGTACTTGCTGAGGCATCAAGTAAGGGTCATTGTATTTTACCTGGTTCGTATAAGAAGAAAATATTACTTATTGAAAAAGATACTAAAAAAGAATTAGAACAAAAGATGTTTGAACTCTTTGCTGATAGTGCAAAGATAGCACAAGATAATTTAGATTTTGCTATGCAGGCTGGTATAGAGAAAGAAGCTAAATTATTCCAACATCATGATAAAGTTCAAATGGCTAATGCTGATGCAGCTATAGCAATAGCTAAAGGACTGTATCAAACTTATAAAGCATTTGTAGAAATCTTTAATATAGAATTACAAGAGTTTGAAATAGCAATCAGGAACTGTGAAATAGCTAGGCAGAATAGACTTGATGTGATGAAAATATATTTGTTACAACTTGATGGTTATATTATTGAAGGTCAGAATAATATCTATGAACATCAACTTGTTATAACGGGTATTAAATCATTTGATCTTGAAAATGAATTAAACCGTACTAACTTAGCATTACTTGAAACTAACATAGCTATTAAAAAAGGAACACTTCAAACATATAAATCTAATCTTCAATTATATATGTCTCAGTTAGAAATTATTAGTGCTACTTATGCTGGCTACATGGCAGATGCTATGTCGTCTAAAGTTGATAAAGATATTTATTTACAAGACTTAGAACGATCAAGCTTAGAGATACAAAATGATAATCTTGAGACTGAAAAAGATAAGTTAAAAATGAAGAATGATTTAATGTTAGCTCGTATAGCATTAGAAGCATTTAAAAATTCTGTATCTGAATATCAAGCAGAGATGGAAGTAGCACAGACTCAATATGATGTTACTAAGAGTGATTATAATAATACACTTATTGAATTCTCAACTGAATTAAATGATGCATTTACTGATACTGAAATTAGCTTTGATGCAAACTTATCTCTTATGGAAGAAGAAGCTAAAGAAACTATAGGCTATAGACAAAATGATGGTACATATACACTTGAACAATATAGATCTAAAATGTATGCAGCTTATATAGAAAGTTCAAAGGGTTTTACTGCCTGTACCATAACACAAAATTCTATATTTGAAACGGATGCTAATACAACATTAAACTTAATACATGATATAACGGAGTCATAATATGGCAGTTGCATGTACACCACAAACCTTACCAAATTATAGTCTTAGTTCTTGGTATATAGAACCGCCTACAGCAGTACCAACAGAGTTTACATCTAGTTATCCTGCAGTACCAGGTAAACCTAGTGTATCTTTAATAGATTCTAGTGAACCACCTGCTTATACAGGAACAATAGTTAATACAACAACCTGGCCTTTAATATCAGTGACAATACCCACTGTACCAGATTTTGATATACCTAATGTTCAACAAATATCAGCACCAGAATTACCTACTGTTGTTACAGAAGATAGCGAAACAACTACTATAGAAGAAGCTATATGGGCAGGTACTTGGACACCTACAACTAGAACTGTTACGCTACCCACTCCACCTGATATTAATTTAGAAATTACTCTTCCTGATGTACCAGAGTTTATTATAACTAAACCAATAGATAGTCTTGATTGGATATATGAATCTTATAGTTCTAGTTTATTAACTATACTTACAACTACTGCAGCTGCTTTTCTTACTCAGGATTTACCAATAGTGTCTACAAGTATTGTAACCTTATGTAAAAATATGTGGGATAAACCAAGTAATTTTTTATCTGCTCGTAATATTGTACCATTATCTCATAGAGAATCTGTTATGTCTCAGAGATATAAAAATAATATTGAAAGACTTGTTGATATACTTGAAGCACAATATAGAGATATTAATGATAAAAATTATGTAAAATTTATGCAGGCTATAGAGAATCTTAATAGAGACATTTACGATGCTAAGAAACGTGGAGAATTAATATATGCTAAAGAATATCAACAAGTTAAATTGATGGAGTATGAGTCTGAGATAGCTAGTTATAATACTTTACTATCTACATATCGTGGTCAAGCTGTAAGATTTGAAGCTGATATTAAATCTGAACAAATTAAACTTGAGAAGTACCAGATGGATATAGATGTACTTAGAAAACAAGGTGAAGTTAATAAGCAGTTGATTAATGAGTATCTTGCACAAATACAAGTAGTTAATACAATAATAGATTCATACAAGTTATCTATGGAAGTTGCTAGATCAATAGCTAATATATCTATTATGAGTACGGAACTTGAAAATCTTAATGCACAAAATTCTGTATTAAGATCTAGTTTGTTAGTTAAACTTGCAGATAATGAAGTTGAATTTAAAAAAGTTGAATTAGAGTTAAAGCAAATATTAGATGCTGATGTTGCTTATGGTAAAGTGTTATTAGAAAAAGAATTAGCTGAACTTGATAGATTAATTGCTATATCAAATGAAGATTTAAATACACAAGAACATGATATTGAAGGTCGTAAAGCTAATTCTATAAGGACTAACATTATAACTAGAGTTAATTCTTTTTATAACTTAGTTGTATCTCAGTTACAAAATATGGAGAAGAGTGCTACTGAAGATAAAGCTAATAAATTACGTGGAGTAGATAAGATGAATTTAAAAGCTGATATCTCAGAAGATAGATATATTACACAGGCTAATATTATTGGAGATAGTATTAAATCTAAACTTAATTCATTATACTGGAATCCAAGATATCAATACAATGCTGAATTAGCTGGTGATTTAGAAGTATATGAAGCTGAATATGAAGCAGCTTCTTTACGTGCAGCAGCTGAAGTTACTCAGACACTTAACCATACAATAAGTACATAGGAGAATTAGTATGATAAAGAAAAAGAAAGAACCTATTAAGACTAACACTAATGATGTTAGGACTAATACTAGTAGAATTAAAACACCATCTAATCCATATGGTAGAGATAATACTACTAAGGGGCCTACACATACTGCCTCTATGACTAATGCTGCTTCGAGATCAGGTGCAAATTTACCTACCTTTATAAGCAATAAAAATGTTGCTAAAAGCACAGTTCCAAAACCTATGGGAAAAGAACTTTATAGACTTGGTGCAAAGTCTGCGTCAGTTGCTACTTATACACCACAGCAAAGAAGGGAAAGAGGTATTACTGATTATTCTAATGACTTAGATCTTTCTGGTATTAACACAAGTACTAAGCATGGTAAGTTATTACATATGGCTGGTCAAACTGGTAATATTAAAAGGAGACAGAAACAAGAACTAGAAGGAAGAAAAATAGATGCTGTTAATTATAGATCAGATGTGATTGAAAGAGGTAATCAATATAACCAAGATGCACCAGTTTCTAATACTGATTTATCAGATATAACTAATGAAATATTAGGTGGTACTAAAACACCTAATGTTAATCCCACAGAAGATGTAAAAATACCTACACTTACTAATAGTGGAATTCAATATCCTTCAAGTGATAAAAGAAGTAAAAATTATATACCTGAAGATAAAAAGAAGAAGAAAAAAACTGCAGTTAGTTTTGCTGATTTTATGTTAGCTAAATATCCTAAACCCACATTTGGAGGTTAATTAATGGTAGAACCTATACGACGACCAGTGTATGATAGGAATGACTACATAGATATTGATAGACGTTATGGACGAGCTACTAATAGAAGATCTAATCCTATTATGACTAAACGTCAAAAGATGATAAATAATCCTACTTTAGTAGATAAGTCTATCTATAATAAAATGGTTCAGCATGTTCCAGAAGGAACTAAAATTGCTTCTGCAAATAGGTCTCCTATACGTACTGATGCTATTGAAAGTGCTATACCTAAGTCTGACCCAAGACATGGTATGGCTACCGAAATACATAAAGACTTTAATAAATATATTAGTGACCCAAGATTTGCAGGTGCAGACCCAGATGCAATATTAGATACTCTATATCGTGGGCATCTTGAAAAGAGAAGAGAAGGAATACATAAATACTCTCATAATAATCGTAACAGTCCTTTTCGTATCTTACCTGGAGCATCTAATCCAATAAGAGAATTAGCTGATCAGGAGGCTTGGGATATAGATAATCCACAAGGTGACTACAATTCTATGGCTACAAATTTTCTAATTGGAGCTGGTGGACAATTAGCTATTACAGGATTAGCTGCTGGTGGTGCAGCTTTATTAGGACTTGCTACCCCTGCTATTGCTATAGGTGGTGCAGCTGTTTTAGCTAGAGCAGCATTAACTGCAGGTGCTTTAGCTATTCCTGGATTCTTAGCTTTTGAAAAGATTGAAAATGAAATAGATAATACTCAGTGGGCACAAGAGAATCCTGGAAAAGCTCTTGTTGCAAAACTTGTTGTAGGTAGTGCAGGTGCTATTGGCGTTGAACGAAGTGTTGCAAATATAGCTAAAAGAACTGGAGCTGCTATAATGGGTGAGAAAGCAGCTCAATTAGCAGTAGTTAAAAATCCATCTGGTGATAACTTATTAAATCTTTCTAAATGGCAGACAAAGAAAACTAAATCACTTACAGAGATACAATATAAAGCTGAAGGTGCTGCTAGTAAAATGATGTCTAGTCAAATGAATAAAGAACTAGCTCTTAGAGATTCAGTACTTAGACCTAAGAAAAGAGATAATCTTATTAATGTTTTAACAAAGGAAAGAAATGATAAGTTTAAAGAAGTTTATAATCCTTTACTTAAGGCTAAACGTAAAGCTGATAAAACTATAATTAATGCTCCAGTTAAAAGAGACTATCAAAATATTATAGATGATATAGAAAATCCTGGTCCTCCTTTCTCAGGTCCCGGCTCTGGCGGAGTTGGTGGTAAATATAGTTTTCGGAATCTTAACAAAAGTAATGTTAGTGATCTGAAAGGAAGTAATCTTATTATACCAGGGTCTAAATATGGTGGACTTAATAAAGCAACAGGAGAAGCTAATAAACGTCTTAGTAGAAGAAGTGTTAATAACTTTGCAGAAATGACAGAGCTTAAAGAAACTGGTAAGGCTGTTTCATATGGTCAAGCTAATAGAATGATTAATTCAGACAAAGCTATTGCTAAAGATATGGCTAAGGATACTAATATTCTGGCTGATGTGGCTGCTAAGAGTAAGACAGCTAATGCATCTCGAGCAAATGTATCTACTGTGCATCAAGCAAGTGGTAGTAAGTTTAAACCATTAAAGTCTAAAGCTGATATTAAGAAAGCAAAACAAGATGATAAGGTTATTGAGAATGCTCATATATATTCAGCATTAAAAGATAGTGAAAGAAGTATTGCCAGTAAAGCTGGTGAACCAATGGTTTCAGATAAACCTTTTTCTAGTAACTTTAAGTATAAGATGGGAGATACAATACAGTCTGCTGATGGTACAAAGAAATATGCCATAACAGGAGTTGGTAAAAAGAATGGAGTTTTCTACTATAAATATCTAAGAAGAAGTACAGGGAAAACTGGAACCCTTAAAGCATCTGTGGTAGACAAAGCTTATTTAAAGGATGCGAGTGAAGTTCCTTTTGAAGTGGGTCAAGAGGTTGGACTTAAACCTAGAGATCTTAAAGTAGTTGATGAACCTACTGAACTCATAACTAAACCTATACGTGACTTCCATAAAAACTTATTAGAGAGAGTTAGAGAAACTGGGAAAAGAATAGATGAAAGAATAACTATGTTTGCTAAAAATGGTGGATATGGTTTTGCTAGTGGTGTAAAAGTTAAATCTAAAAAGACTGGTAAGATGTATAATATTTATCATTCTTGGAATGGGCAGAAAGATGTACCTATGTATAGAGCCAAGGGTGTCAATGGCGAAGTAACTAATTTATTTGCTGATAAAGCAGATGATGGATTTGAGTTGGTTAAGCCATTAGGTATTGCTAAGCTAGAAGATAAATTAAAATATAAAACTACCCCAGTGACTGAAGTAACATCAGCTGAAAATATATACCTTGATAAGCTAAAAAGTTTAAGAGCACTATTAGAAACACCGAGTAAAAGTAAAGACCCTAAAATATCAAAGCAATATGTGAAAGATGTAAAGGCTCTTATGAAAGAGACTGGTATCAAAGGTAAGAATAGTAATGATACATTAGTTAAAATAGAAAAAGAGTTATTTAAATTAGAACCTGCAGGTGCACCAATACTTAGTAAGATTGATAAAAAAGTAGGTCAAGATCTATACGGTTCACCAGAAATGTCGATTAATGACATTTTAACTCGGATGCCAAAAGCTGAGTCTCCAGAGTTTAGTACGTGGGCAAGGGTGCTTAGCCATGAAGAAAGAAATGTACTAACTGATAAAGTACTACAAGATGTTCGTAATGAAGTTCCAGGTAGTCGTAAAATACTAGATAAACTTGATGCTGTATCAAGACAAGTGAGTAGAGATTCTCAAAAGCAAATACCTAAAATTGTAAAGAATGAATTTCCAGATTTAAGTAAAGGTACAAAGAATATAACTGCACAATTAGAAGAAGATATTGTCGCAAGAGAACTTCATGTTGATAAGATAATTAAAGCACAAGAAAAGAAACTTCGTGAGAAGCTTGGTGCAGTAGATGTTGAGAAGTTAGATGCTATGGGTGAGCATGAAAGAATAAACTTGTTTACTAAAGCTTTAAACTTTGATACTGATACATTGAAATCTATGATACCTTTATTATTGGGAGTTGGTGGAGTAGTAACCCTGATGGATGGTATTGCTCCTTCAGAGGTTGAAGCAAGTACACTAACTGTTTTAGGTGGTGCTGCTAAAAGTATCTTTGGTACAAAGGTAGGGTTACCTGCTACTAAAAAATTACTACAAGAAACTGAAAGTGGTTTAGTTAATAAGTTATTTAAATCTCTTGAGTCACAACAGAGAATTGCAACAGTTCCATTGGATAAAGCTACAGCTATACTTGATACTAATATTATGAAGGTTAAGATACAAGCTGCTGTGCCCACAGATATAAAGACGAACAAGAAAATGCTTTGGTTCCTTGAAGATTTAGTTTGTCCATTAACTGTTGATAATCATTATCTTGGTAGAACACTTGCTAGTAGTAAAAATACAGTCGCTGGTCCTACTGTACAATACGCTGCACTTGATACAAGTATAAGACATAATATAAAAAGTACATCTAAAATATTTACACGGATAATGGATAAGTGGGGAATTAAAGCAGAGGCTGAGAATGTAGCAAAAAGAATGGAGCCATTTAGAGCAAAGTTTGATGAGGCTATGTATGAGAGATCAGTTCATCAAGTTTATGCTCGTGATTATAAGATTAGTTTAGCTAAGATGTATAAAGATCTTGGGAGGTTAAATAAGAAAAAAGATATAATACTTTCAAAAGATAAGAAAGCTTTAAACACAGAAAAGATAAATGATCAAATTGCTGCTATAGAATTATTTGAAGCAAGACAAGCAGGTATCCAAAAAAGAGTTACAGATACAGATATTATGTTTAAAGAATATACTAGAGAATGGGAGATAACAACAAAGGCTTTAGCTAAAGATTATCCAAGTACAAGAGTATATTTAGCATCTGGTGATTATAATAATTTAGCAAGATATCCATGGCTGAAATCTATGATGACTAAAAATGAATTATCAGCTGTGAATGATCTTAAAGTATTTAATGAGCATTATGGATTAAGATTACTTGAGGGTGGACATAAAGTTATCACCACTAGACCTTTTATACATCAGGCTATACACCCTAATACTAACTTAAAAAATGTAGAAAATAAATTACAAAAAACATATGGTGCTGCGTTTAAACAATCTCCAGCTATGACAAAGTTTCATTCTCGTAACACTGAGAAATTACCTATGATGCCAGAAATTGGTTATGCTATGCAGAAATATATACCTGATGCTGAGTTAAGATTAGGTAGTAGTCACTTCTGGTATGGGCCTAAGGGGGATGGTGTAGGTGGTTGGTCTACCTTTGCAAACTCTAATGTTGTTCAAGGTATAGATGGATTAAGAGGTTTCTTTGATAATTTTAAAAAAGCTATGCTACCAATAGAAAAATCAGGGATAGATAAATTTGCTGAACGTGCATATGCTTTTGAAGTAATGAGACTCCTTTCTTTTTCAGCATCTGTACCATTTAAACATAGTATGAAATTAATTGGAGATTTAAGAGTATTTGGTAAGGATGGTATTTTAGCAGTACCTGAAGCATCAAGAACATATTATAGAAATCTTGGAAGAAAAGCAGGACTTAATTTACCTAAAGGTCAGTATGATGAGGCTGTAGATCAGTGGACTAATACAGGAAATATGGTTAATACATTAACTGATATGAATGTAACTACTAGTACAACTGATGAGATATTTAGTCCACAATTATTTAAGCGGATTGGTCAGTACTATGATAAAGGAATTAGTAAAGTAAATCAAGTGGGTGGTGCTCCGACTGCTTTCATTGAAGGGTTTGATAGAAGTCTATCTGTTATAGCATCTTTAAAAATGGCAGCTAAACAAGGTATGAGTGCTGACCATGCTATGTATGCTACTTTTGATACAATACTAAGAACTAATTTTCTCAGTGGGGCAATGAATCCTAGATGGTTGAGAGACCCTAAAATTAGATTTTTTCTTATGTTTCAAGGAACACCATTTAAACTTGTAGAACAAAAATTGATAACTGTTGCAGGAGCAGCAAGAAATATATCTGGTGCTGGTAAGGAATTATACAAACAAATGATGCGTGATGTAGTTGAAGGTGAACAAAGATTTCAAGGTTCGCTAATCATGGAAGCCCTTACTAAGGAAAAAGATATATTTGGTACATCTATTACAAGGCAGTTTATGAGACAAGCAGTAGCAACAGGAGTAGCACTTGGTGCTGGAGCGGGTGTACTTGGAATAGATCTTACAGATCATTTTCTTCACTTACCATTTGCTAAAATGAAACCTAGTAGTGATGCACCAGTACCACAAAGTAGTCCTATACCAACAGCTGTATATAAAACACTAATGAATAGAGGCGAAGAAGATGCAGACCCATGGCTTACAAGTTTTTATAATGAATGGTTCAGTCGTAAAGGACCTTGGCCGATTAACTTTTTAAAGGCTGCACGATTAACAAGAGGTGATATACCAGAAATATATGAACAAAGTAGATTAAAATATTTATTTGCTACACCAGCAGCTGGACATAAACGAGGATATAAATAATATAAGGAGAGAAAGATGGGAGCAAAAAAGTTTTTTGGTAGTAAACAACTTCGTAGGGCATTTAATAGAAGGAATGCTGTACTTGATGAAGTAATGAACAGTGATAATGCTACTAAAACTAAACCTGCATCAAGAGTAAGTTTTAATGATAGGATGAGAAATAAACTTAAAAAAATTAAGGGGAAATTTAATGGAAAATCATAGTGTAATGAAAGTAATCTCGTTGTTCACGAATGAATCTTTGGTTAAAGCAGGCTCTGCTGTATCACGTGTAATAGATGTACGACCAGCAGAAATAGCAATGTCAACTGGATTAATACCAGTATCTTTAGCCTATGTAGTATCTGCTGGGTCGGTAACTTTAACTTATGAACAAAGTATGGATGAAGTATCCTGGGATGCAGCTACTGCTACAGGAATAGCTACTGCTACAGTAGGAAATGATATTGTCTTACTTAATCTTGCTATGATAGCACCTTTTATTAGATTCACGGTTACAGAAACTGATGTTGCACTGTGTACATTTAGTGCACAAATGGCTATTAGATAAGAGGGAGAAGTTGTGACTAAAGATGAGATTAAGGACGCTGTAATAGAAGCTCTAGCTGAGTATGGACACAAGTGTCAATTTGATTTTACTGTTGATGAAGTACATCAGATAAATCAACATATGGCTAGTATTGCTGATCTTGGTGACGGTAATCTAGCATCTGGTTTTAATGAGATGAGAGAGAACCACAGATATGCTAGAGGTCAACGAAGACTAAGAGACAGGGTAATAAATAGAATCGGTGCTGTAGTAGTTGGTGCTCTCTGTTTAGGATTTCTCTGGGCTGTATGGGAAGGTGTGGTACATTTCATATCTAAATCTAAGTAACACTAATTGCAACTGGGCAATAGGGAACTCCTCTGGTTGTAAGCTCTTGGTATTTAACGGTTAAAACCTTACCTGGAAGCTTATCCTTCTCCCTCCATAGGAGCTCTCTATTAACCCTTGTTAGTAAGGAGCCAGACCCAACTTTAAAATGTTGATCATCTTTCATACACACGAAAGCTCCAAGAGCATTCTTAGGCTCACCATGTATAGAAATCTCTTCGAGAGCCCCAACAATTCTATACTCATCAGTAGCTCTTGGTTTAATTTTAAGGAGATTGGATGTACGCTTGGGTTCCCAGAATCCAGACTTGTTTCTTATTATAGCACCTTCATACCCCTCATCCAAAAATACTTTAACTAATTCAGGTATATCATTTACATCACTAACACCAAAGGTTTCTACTCTTTCTATATTAGGAGTTAAGTTAAAATAATCTTGCATAGTATTCAAGTACATAATTCTATCTATCTGTTTTAATTTTTCAATAGTACAATCAAATATTTGATAAGTAATTTGTTCATAGTCAATATGTAATTTCTTACGTACAGATGAAACTACAGAATGAATCTGCTGTAACTTCCATCCATGTCTATATAATTCCCCATCATAAGTTCCATGGGGTAAGTTCATATCTATTAATCTTTGATTTATATGTGGAACAGTACCAAAGATATTACCTTCACTTGAACGTAGTTCTACACCAAATTCAGATATAGTAGCTAAACATCTTTCACCATTTATCTTTCTTTGTATTAGATATGGTGGCTCCATCTTTTGGAGCAAACGATCTTCAAAAGGTTTAGCAAGCATTATTCCCTCTCTTGACATTATTTCTTCTCCTTCTCTTTACTTTTGATAGTAATGTCTTTTGCAATAACTCCCATATATTCCACTTCACCAATATGAATATCTTTGTTAATAACATTAAACAGGTTTTCTACTATGTCTGATAATAGTGGTATTTTTATCTTTTTAATTATTTCTGACATTTCTTCTCCTTATTATTATGTCGTTTCACTAATGCTTCATAAAGTCTTGGTGATATTTCTTTTTCATCTCTTAAACTCTCAAGTAATATTAACCAACTTCCATTCATTATTGCTTGTGCTTCGTTCAGGATTATAACTTTTTGCTGAAGGTCTGTTATCTGTTTTTCATCATGAGTGATGTTGAACTCAAGTGCATTAATTTTTATTTTTAGCTTGTCTCTTTCAGATGATGCCATTATGATAGAAACTCCAATAAGTATTAATACTATACATGCATATTTCATTTAATCTCCTCCGTACAGTTATCAAACCTTGACATATAAGGAACTTTATCCGGTATATCCCAGATAAGTTCACCATTATTAATACAGCCATCGTATGTGTGATTATACCCTATCCCTATCTCAGTTATTTTAGTTTCACACGGGAAACCTGCTGACCAACCACAATGACAGCCCATAACATTAGCCTTATCATCATCTACTGTAATGTATATCCTCTCCTCTGCATAAGCAGATAATGTAAAAAGGATTAACAAACTAGTAATTAGATATTTCATCGTTTAGCTTCCTTCATGGCTTTAGTTACTAAATCTTTTTTGGCTCTCTCTACAATAGAAGGGAATTCTATCTTTCGGTAATCTTCCCCTCTATCAATAGTAGTACAAGCATCTGCATACATCCAGCCCATCACTTCTCTCCAATCAAGTGTACCAGCATCTTTATTGTTTGATAGTTCTTTAATAATCTCATTGATTTCGTGTGCTTCACCACCTAAAAATCCCTGCATTTCTTGGGATGTTATAGAACCATCAATTACTATATTCTTTTCAGTTTGTAGCCTTGAAACAAGACGCATCAATCTCTCTTGTATCTTATCCATTATTTATTGTCCTCCTTTATAATATAGCCTTCACCTTTACACGTTTCACATTTTGGGCAATCTGGGAACTCTCATCTATTGTACTCCATTTTATTTATTATCCTTTTTCTAACTGTCGCATCAGCAGAAAGTTCAGAGGAAGACGAATTACCATAATCATATAAAATCTTAATTAACATTTCGTATTCCATGCTTGATATAATCAAAGTATATTCCGTTTTTTTCTTAACCTCCATCACACCACCTCTTTCCATTTTATTTATTCATATCTATTTCAATAGCTATTACATTTGCCCAAGCTGGTAAATCTCCAGGAACTGGTGCTACTTCCTTTTCATTTTTATGATACCTTCTTATTACTTTTCCAACTTTACATAACATATACCAAGCAAACTCTGAACAATTAAATTTCTCAGCATCTAAAAATATTGAACCAAATGCTGCCATCCATGTTGTTCTATAATCATATTTAATTTTAGCTTCAAGTATTTCAGCACCAAGTCTTATAATTTGTTCTTTCTGTTTATGATTAAGATTCATTGGT